CGGCGGACCCATCCCGTACTGACACCCGAGAATAGTTTCCTTCCCGATGAATCGTTCTAAGCTTTCTTTCTCAACGTCCTTGATGTCCATCCCAAAGATGGTTGCGGCCATATCTTCATATAATTTTTGATCTTCAACGAACGCTCGCACTCCCGCGTCATGCCCAGCTACCCAAAACGCAAGCCGCGCTTCCACGGCCGCAAAGTCTGAGCAAAACAACTCATACCCCTCGCTTGCGATCAGCATTCCCCGGATAGCGCTTACGAGCGCATCCATCACTTTTGCCGGCCCATACTTCTTTCGAAGGGCTTCAAGTCCACCGCTCTTGATCAGCTCGATGGCTTCATCAGAATTGAAACCTTTGATAGTAGGGCGTGGGAAATTATGGGGCTGGATTCGTTTTCCGCTCCACCGAGCGGTGGGCGTAGCTCCACAATATAAAAGCAGCTCACGCGCGCGATTGTCCTCACCCACGGCATAGATCATCTTCTGATACTTGGCCGTGGATGTCTTTGAGCCGCCCTGGCGATACTCAAGCATTTGCCGCACGTCGGGCGCAAGCCTTTCTACAAGCTTGTCGCGGATCGTCTGCGCTTGGAGATTCGACATTTCCGCGCCGCGATCATTCAACCACTTCAGCATTCGAGCGTTTTGTGTAGCCTTTTCAATGGTGCCATTAGATAACTTTTGAATGCCACGCGTGATGTTGCCGGTTTCTTCGGCAATCATCTTCAAGATAATCTTCACCGTGGGGATGTCGATCAATATCCCACGATCGTTAATTTTCTGATCTAGCTCCCATACCTTTTGCTCATAGTCCGAAAGATCGGGCAACGCTTGATCCAGCTCATACTCAGCTTGCACGTCAATCAAGCAGTAACGATAGATGTCACGCAGGTCATCGCGATCATCCCACCATAGTTTGGGGTTGTTCTTTGAGGGTTTCCTGGGTTTGGAATACTTCTTAATGAGCGTGTGGCCGTGCTTGTCCTTTTGAGTTGGAAGCTCAAGCACTTTGGCGGCCATCTCTAAGCCTCTGGGCATGGCGCACATGGCGGCCTTGGCGGCTGTGCAGCGCCAACGGCTGGCTGGGATATGAGCAAGCACGCCCTTTTGTTTGGCCGTGAGTAGCGGGTATCGAGGAAGCGTGTAGCGCGTGATGGCACGTTCGAATCCCGCATTGTGGGCGACAAGTGTACCGTACTTGAAAGCGCGCCAAAGATCATCGGGCATGGGGGCACGTTCGGGTATCCAGAGATATTCCGGGCCGTCGTCGATCTTGTAGCCTAAGCAAAAGATCGACGTACTTTCATGCTGGGCATAGGTGATCGCGCCGGCCAGCTCAAGCGGCACGCGCGATCGTGTTTCATAGTCTAGGACTGTCCTAAGCTCGGCCATCTATCCCCCAATAAAAAGGCCACGCGGGCTCATAATTCCGCGTAGCCTTCCCTGATCACATGACGAAAGTCACGGGCAGTGATTTCAAATCACGCGATCAAACTTCACTCCTCTTCATCCTCATCGTCGTCACGCGCGGGCCGTTTCTTTTTCTTCTTAGGCGGGGCGTCGTCTTCATCCTCATCCGACTCATCGGCATCGGTGTCGTCTTCATCCTCATCGTCTATAGGCTTTTTCTTCTTAGCCTTGGACTTGCGAGGGGCTTCATCCTCCTCTTCATCCCCCACGTCGTCTTCATCTTCATCAGCGGCCTTCCGCTTTTTAGATTTCGACTTACGCGGTTGATCGTCTTCATCCTCATCCGACTCATCGGCCTCGGTGTCTTCATCCGACTCATCTTCCGAGTCATCGTCATCGCGCTTGAACATTTGCTTGACAGACTTCCCGCCGCCAAAGTTCAAGCTTGCCTTGCTCGTGTCGATTTGAACGCCTTGCAAATAGATCGACACGCCCTCATCGCCGTCATATTCCCACGCCGAGATGCGAATGGCGACGTTAGCAAACATGCCGCCCTTCACCGATTGCGGATTGAAAGGCTTGTCCTTAAGATCAATCACAGGCACGGGCGTCTGAGTGCTTACCGTGATGTACTTCTTATCGGCATAGCCCTTTTGATCTTCCCGCGCATTGCCATCCTGAATGAAATTTTTCATCTCAGGCCACTCGCTCTTGTCAGTGCCAAAAGCTTTCACTTTGACTGACTTGATCGCCGCGCGAAGGTCTGCAAGCTGGGGATGATCTTCATCCATCAGGCAGTCCGTGCGATAATAGATTTTCCCCTTGAAGGGCTTAGGATCGTGAAGATCAGGATAGCTTAAGATGACATCCCATAGGGTCATCTCGACTGACGGTTTCTTTTTACTTTTTTTCTTAGTTGCCATTTCGTTCGTTCCTTTCGTTTACAGACACATTAAAAATCTGGATTGCGTAGAGCAAGCTCAGCCTTGCGTAACAGTTGCTTCATTCTCATTTGAGTGGGCACCTTCACACCCGTCCATTTATTCTCCTCATGGACTTCGATCGCGGCCTTGAACACTTCCACCAAGGTCCACGTCTCATCACGATTGAGTGCCATCACGCATACAGTTTCATCTTGATCCATTAGTGTAGTCCTCCATCCGGTGCGGTGGGTTTCATTTGCTTAGGCTCTTTGCCCGCATCATGATAGTCAAGCTCCCCCTCCACTAAAGCTTGATTCATAAACTCCATCTCAAGATCAAATCCCTTTTTCACTAAGCTAAAAGCGTGCTCATAGGTGTGACCCATTTGCTGCATTCGGTTGAAAGCGGATGTAGCAAGGATATGGATTGCTGTGATTTGAAGTAGTGCAAGCTGATTACTCACTTGCTCTTCATTCTCAGCTTTACTAATGGCACTCTCCATAAGAGAAATTGCCATCTCGCGCCCGGCTTCTACGATCGTGTCACTCTGCTCTTCTTTACTCATCGTTCAAATCTCCCCGCTATTTTCTTGTGGCTCGCTTTGCGTTGCTCTGGGCAAGTTTGCCGAGCCGGGCAAAACCAACACCATTTGGCATTCATGACAAGCGGGGCATCGGGCTTTTGAGTAGCGCGCGCCTTGATTCGAAACTCCCGCTGAGCCTGCTCAAGACGTGCGGGCGTCGTTTTCCACGTCCTGATCGGCCCGGCTTTGTGGGGGGCATTGGGCTGGATGATCGTGATCCAACATTCTCTAAAATCCCAGGCGTGAAGATCAGCCGCCGCTACGGCATAATACAAGCCCTGATAATTTTCCTCGGGCTCGACAACTCCGACACCGTTCTTAAAATCCATCACGTGGAGCACACCAAACGGTTGATAGAGGATGACATCGCTTGTCCCGAAGCCTACGCGCTCAAGCTCAAGTTTCTTTTCAATGTGCATGATCGGCTCAACACCGTTGCGCTTAAGCATCCTCTCGCGCTCAGCCCAAACGTATTTCACGCCAACCATGGCGCTCACAAGCATGGCGTCGTCATACTCGATGAAGTCCTTGAATGCCTTCGCATCAGGCCGCGCAATCAAGCGCTCCCAGCTCGAATAATTCTCAAGGATGAATTGCATCAGCGTGTGAGTATTGGTGCCACGAGTAGACGCCTCATTCTCAACACTCGGGATGCCTTCACTCTCGCGCACACAGCCAGGACAACCCATCCAGCGCTCAGCTCCACTTGCCGAAAGCTTGGCGTGAGCCTTGTCTGGGTCCTTCACTTTCATATAAGGCTTAAAGATACTAGGTGATTTCATAAGTGTCCTGCAGCACGCCCGAGTACCCTTGCGTGTCTTTTCTGAGCAACCAACGCTTGACCACTTCGCCATCCTTTACAAGGACGTAACTATGAAAAAACCCACTGATGGACTTTATATCGCGCTCACCAATCGTGACGTGTGGGCGAAAGGGATAGGTTGTGCTGATCAGGTCGCGGCTTTCAAAATAGGCGCGAATCTGAGCAAAGGGCTGAAGCACAAGCCGATCTTTCATGAGCAGTACGCGACTCTCGCCATCCTGATGCTTGAATGTCTCAAGCTTATCAAACACCGCATGGCGTAGCCCGACGCCCCGTCCATGAGAGTAGAAAAGGTAGTCCACGGTTGTCGTGATGAATTTCAGATTGTCCGCATTGAGCGTGCCAAAGTAGGCGTGCGTGCAATGCAGATTCACCGTATCGAAGCGATCGAAGACAAACCCAAGATAGTATTTGGGGCTACTCACCTCCACACCTCTTGTATAGGTCTATAGACTTATCACCGTTGAGTGAGGTCTGATCTTTGTGAAGTATCACCCTAACGCGATCGTCTGTATCCGGCCGCGTCTCGTGTAGCTCGGCGGCAAACATCAAGCAACACGATGCATGATAAAGATGGAGTAGACCCGTCTCGGCGTCGCAATCTTCACCTCTAAGGTAGGCAAAAGGGTGACGGAAAGCTGCGCCCAAGAGACGGGAACGCGATATACCCTTTCTCCAATTATGAGCTGCATATTTCCTAGCTCCAAACGTAAGGACCTTTCCCACGCCTTCGATCCAGGTTGCCGAGAGGAGGTCCAATTGATTCTTTTCCGCGTCATCTTTTACCCCTTGCGTTTCACTCATTCTCTTGACTCCATTGGTGTGTACGTTTTGCCCTTAGCGCGCACTCGCGCTATGTAGCGTTCCTTCGCCCTAAGCTTGCAACATGTCGCGCACACGATCCGCTCGCGTCTCTTTGTCTTCACATTCTATTTCCAGACGTAGCTGTTTTGCTCCGTGACTCGGTGCCCACGTCGGCAGGTGCGTGCGATCATTTTACCAACCTCAATAGGATGATCAGAATTAAAATCACTACAATGGCTTGCTCATGCTCAGTTACATTCATAGCACCAACTTTTTCTTATCCTCTTCGGCCTTCACCGTTTGGTTGTACTTGTCCATGACGGCGTGCTGAGCTTTCTTAAACCGCTCAATAAAGGTTGGGTCCTTGGCAAACACATCGGCCAAAGCGGACATCACGCGCTTGACGGTATCGTGATCTTCATTTGCAAGCGCGATGTACATGCTGAGCATTGATCCAGCCATGACAAACACCGTGGCCTCATCGGCCTGCCGCTGAAACGGATTGTCCGCCGTGATGTTGAGTAGCGGCCGAGCAGCGCCCGCACCTGGGGGTAACTTGTTTTCCATATCTGCCTTTCAAAATGTCGAGTGGGCTGGATGCGACCCCAGCCATGCTTAGTATTCAGCGTCCCTATTTCTAAGCTCCGACTTAAGCCGGTGCGTGTCTCCAATGGAGTGGAGATTACTCTTACCACACCCTGAGCTTTAAAAGACTCAACCGGGGTCCGGTCCATAGCTTCCCACGCCGCCACTCGATTAACTATCGTCTCGATTCGTTCAGCTCAGTCAGATCATTTCGGATAATCTGATCATCTCGAATGGCCTTACCAATCCACATGTAGACCTCTTCCAGTTTCGTAAGCGCAATGGCCTTAGCCCTTGGACTACTCAACTCGGTGTCGATTGCCTGCTCTAAGTGAAATACACGTTGCTTAAACTCATCTTGAATAAGCAAAGCCTTGTCATCATATTTCACATAGTCAAAACGTGTAGTCTTCTTTACCACGGATCACTTGGCTTTCTTGAGCAGCTTGATCTTGGCCATGACCTTGCGGTACACGGGTTCCCACTTCTTAGGCGTCTCTTTCAGTTCACGCGTGGACTTCACATTGAAGCCCGCAAGCACTGCCGCCATATCTTTAGGCTTCCGATCGCCATACCTATCAATGGCCGCCTTCACTTCAGCGAATGTGATCGTGTCGCCCGTGTCCACGTCATCTTCATCTTCGCCCTCATCCGATTCTTCATCCTCTTCGGCGTCGTCATCGGACTCTTCGCTTTCATCTTCCGCTTCATCCTTGAGAGTCTTGAGAGACTTTTTCAAACTCTTCAAGGTTTCCTTGCCGGTGCCCGTGTCTTCATCCTCATCGTCGCTCACGGTCTTTTCAGGGGCAGACTTGCGAGTACGCTTAGCGAGAGTAGCCGTGTCGCTATCCAAAAGACTATTGATGATAGCGAGCTGGGCGGCCGTGGGATTCGGAATGGTGACACTGATGGACCTACTTAGATTTTCTGACATTTTTCTTCTTACCTTTCGTTCTAGTTTGAGGGACACTTTAGGACTTTGCTTCCGCGATGAGCTTTGAAACTTCATCATAGGATTCTTTGCATGGGATGTGGCTCGCGCCATTGATCGTCACAGCCGTGTAGGGTTGCTTATCCTGACCCAGTGGACGTGCCGTGTGGACATCAGAAATGTAATCCACATTGATCAGCACTCGGGAATCCCCTTCGATCTTAGTACAAGTCACCACAATAAAACCTTTGATACTCATGCCATCACCTCATCCGTATTTTCTTGTTTGTCGAGCACACTATAGAGCATTCGTTCATCTAAGCTTCCACGCATCGTGAGATAGCGAAAATAGCAGTTGTAGGCTTGAGTCATCCGGTGCAAGCGGTCTTCGGCCTGCTCGTTTGCTCCGGGTTGCCAAGACCATTCCACAAAAAACCCATCCGGTGCGGCAGTCAGAGTATTGCCAATCCCGATTGCATCAATGTTGCCTACGACCACGCGGTGAGCGTTAACAGTTTGGAAGAGGCGCACACGCTCGGCCTTTTCTTTTGCCGTCATCCCGCCGCGAATCATGAGGGGCGCGTAGTCCACCAAGCCATCCGTCAATCGTTCCACTACTTCGATGTGATGAGCAAACACGACAACTTTGCCAGGATTGTTTTCCAAATGATCAATCAAGATTTCAAGTGCGGGCTTAATCTTAGCAACCCCAATCTCGCGACGGTACTTGGCAATGTCGCCCAGGCCGTGCGAGGTCATCAGCTCATCTAGGGAGTAGTCTTTCAGTATCCGCTTTTCAAAGTTGTTGAGCCGTGAGGGGCGATCTAAAAATATGATTTTGCGCGTCTTTGGCTCAAGCTCGGTTAGCACGTCACGTTTGAGATGCCTAATCATCAATTCGGCGCGAAGCTCTTTTCGAAGTTGTTTGAGGTTGGAAGCTCCACGAAAGTCCCAATTGACCACGACACGTCTTCCCTCATGTCGCACAACTTCGTGCCCATTACAGAAGCGTTTGCCAAACGCAAGAGCCGAACGATTTCCGATCGCGGCGGGGGCGAGCCGTGCGAGCAAAGGATATAGCTCGATGGGCCTACCGTTAGGTATCGGCGTCCCTGAGAGTAAGACGACTCTTTCGGCTTGGGCGGCAATTCCATCACGGTGATTATCTCCTATTGCGGCCAGTGTACGCTGGGCTTTCTCTTCCTTAAAACGATGACTCTCATCGAAGAAAGCCCACTTGAATGCTCGACTTTTGAAATGGTCATCCAGGCCGGCCTTAGCCAGCAATGAATCAGGTAGGACAGTAACGTCTGCGTTAAGCGTAGCTTTTCGATCAAAGTCTTTTCCCTCTTCAATGAGCGCGATGGATGATCCGCCCGTCAACCATTTCTTTAGCTCAGCAAGCCAGTTGTACTTCAAAAAGGGGGGACACACGATAAGGGTAGGTCCAGGGGCGCTATTGATGCAAAGGATAGACGTGATCGTCTTACCCAATCCCGCTTCATCGGCGACGTAAGCCGGAGTGCGGGAAAGCGCGTGCCACGCGGACTCAATTTGGAAGAGCTTAGGCTCAAGGTGATCGGGGTACTCAATCCACTCCGGAGGTTGCAGTTTCGTGATGAATGTAGTTTTAAATTTTCGTTCAGCACTGTCATCCGCAAACCTCCGGAGCTTAAGCGCCTTGTCAGCGCTTCGCGTAGCCCATCGAAGGGCTTCCGCATCCCATAACAATCCCGACTCAGCGCGAGCGCGTGACTCGGAGTCGCAAGACTGATCAAAGTAAAACTTACCTTTATGAAAACTCAATGTGCCCATGACTTGTAAACGGACGCTAACCCCAGTTAGCAGACTTGGCAATAATTATTTTCGTCTATTGCTATTTTTTCTAAGCAGACTGATTATCGGCTTCCACTCATAAGGAAAAATGACACGATGAAACTCCATGCAAGACTCAAAGCCGCTCGACTCCATTGGGGGCTTTCACTCCGAGCCGTTGAAACTTTGTCTGAAGGTGCAATTTCTAATCCCTATCTCTGCCGGATTGAAAATGGAAAGGAGTTTGAAATTAGTCCGCATAAGCTGCGCGTGCTCGCGCGCATCCTAAAACTCGACTACATCGAATTGATGATCCACGCCGGCTATCTCACCGTAAAAGACTTGAAGGGGCGTGTATGAGCTTGAAGCTATCCGAACTGAAAACCCTTCATAGTAAGGGCATGGCGCTCATTTATCTTGAGCCTAAGAAGAAAAAGCCCCTAGTCACCTCCAAAGGCTGGGCGCAAAAGCCCTTCCCCCTTTGGGAGGAGTTAGAAAACTCATTTGAGAAAAACTATAACGTGGGCGTGCGCCTGGGTGAGCCAAGCAAACTCATCTCAGGGAAGTACCTCGGTGCCATTGACTGTGATGTGAAATCAAAGTCTCGCAAAGCCATGGTGGAGATGAATGAAAAACTTCGGGAGCTGGGCATTGACCTGGATACCGCGCCCATCGTGATGAGTGGACGCGGCAACGGAAGTAAGCACGTTTACGTCGAAACCGTAAAACCCATGCGCGCGATGAAGTTTGCAAGCTCCACCTACAAGGTGAAAGTGCTCATGCCAGGCGAAGGGGATAAGCCTTTCAGTAAGCATGAGATGAAGACCTTGACACCGGAGGAACGCGCGCAGGGCTACCGGATTCGCCCAGCCTGGGAAATCGCTTTCATGGGCACGGGTCAACAAACCGTTTTGCCCCCCTCGATCCATCCCGATACGGGCATGAAATACGATTGGGCTTCGCCCTTAAAGGTCAAACACTTACCGACTTTCATGCCAGAAAAGTACCAACTTCCAGCCAAGAATCTGCCAACTTCCAGCCAAGAATCTGCCAACTTCAAGGCCGTAGACGTTGACCTCTATAGCTCGCGACTTTCCGTGCCCATGATCAAGATGATTGAAACGGGCGAGGGTTGTGAAGATCGCTCGGCTTCTTTGCTTTCGATCGCTATGAGCATGTGTCGCGCCGGATTCACGGATAATGAGATTCTGAGTGTGCTCAGCAATCCGGATCACTGGATCGCGGAAGCGGCTTATGACCACACGCAAAGCCGGGATCGCGCTCGGGCCGTGAACTGGCTTTACAAGTACACGCTGCTCAAAGCTCGTTACGAGACAGACATCGCTCGGCGTTTTGAGAATAAGCCCGTGTTTGAAAAGCCCTCAAAAAAAGAAGTCGCTGAGCTAGGTAAGCGGATCAGCGATGAAACCAATGAGCGCTTGCCCGACTTGGATGGTAACGGCAAGCCCAAGGCATCACTTCGCAACGTCGTTCATATCTTAGATCACTTCTTAGACGGACCTTTGGTGGGGTATGACGAATTTGCAAACCGCCCGTTTTTTCTGAAAGACACGCCTTATGGGGGTGTCAAGGGAAAAGAAGTAACCGACCGCGATGACCTTCAACTCCAGCACTATATTGCCTGCCACTACCGATTTGAGCCTTCGACTGAAAACTGTTTCAAGGCGCACGTTTTACTGGCTCACCGAAACGCCTATCACCCCGTGAGACGGTACTTATCGGCTTTGGAGTGGGATGGGGTGCCCCGCCTGGATGGATGGCTTATTGAGGCGTTTGGAGCGCGTGGGCCAGCCGAGTATCTTAACGCGGTAAGTCGTAAAGTCTTGGTTGCGGCTGTGATGCGCGTCTTTGAGCCGGGATGCAAGTTTGACTATGTGCTCGTGCTTGAGGGCTTCCAGGGCAAGGGCAAGTCCATGGCGCTCGGCTCACTGGCCGGCCAAGCTTGGTTTACGGATAGCTTGGGCGAAATTCTCCACAAGGATGTCGTCGATCAGATGACGGGCAAGTGGATCATTGAACTGGCCGAGCTTGCCAGTGTCAGCAAAAGCGACGTGGAAAGCGTGAAGGCTTTCATCTCGCGGCAAGTGGACCGCGTGCGCCCGCCCTACGGCAGACGCTCGATGGACTTCCCTCGCCAGGGCATCTTCATTGGGTCAACCAATAACTCGGAATATTTCAATGATGAAACGGGCAACCGTCGATTCTGGCCCGTCGTCGTGACGTGCGTGAAACGCAAGTGGTTGGCCTCGGTGAAAGATCAACTCTGGGCTGAAGCCGTGGTGCGCTACCAGTTGGGTGAGACGGTGTACTTGACGCCTGAGCTTGAAAAGATCGCCAACCGAGAACAAGAGAAACGCTACCGGACGGATGAGTGGGAAGTGGTCGTGAAGCGATTCTTAGAGGCGCGCACGGGGGGCGCACCGATCACGACGACGGATGTGTGGCGTGAGATTGAGAATGTACCGATGGGCCATCCGGGCGACTATGAAGCGAAACGGATTGGAAAGATTCTCAGGCGTTTGAAGTATAAACGTACTACGCGACGGATTGATGGAGTGCTTGCGAAGTGCTGGGTTGAGGTAAGGGGAGAATGATACCCGTGTTACCCTTTGCTACCCCTCAAAAACACCAAAGGGGTAGCACCTTAATTTCATCTTTTACCTGGCAAAATTGCAGGAATGTTGTGAATGATACCCCTGTTACCCCTGATCTTTATAGTATCTATCTAGTAGTTAGGGGTTGGGTAGTGCGCGCGTGAGCGGGCGCGTACCCGTACAGGCGCGCGTAGGAATCGGGGGTAAACGGGGTAACCGGGTAACATCGGGCATATTCAATTAGACGTATTTGGGTATTTTGTTACCGGGTAGGCTCAATGTTACCCCTCAAAAGGAGAAAAAGTGGCAAAAAGTCGAAAATTAGTCAAAACGGACGGGCTCGGCCCATTAGAGATAAAGAAGATTAGATCAGCCGTCCGGCTCGTGTGGCAGCGCTCTTATGCCCGGCAATGCGTGGTCAACCGCTGTACGGACAAAGAGGGGTATACGGTGTGTGAGAAATGCAAGATGCGCACCCCGAAACTGAAAGTGGATCACATCGTCAATGTGGGCGATTTAGATGACGGTTTTATCCCGCGCATGTTTGTACCCTCTAAAATGCTACAGGGCATGTGTCACGAGTGCCACACCTTGAAGACGAAAGCCGAGCGTGATACTAAGCGCCCCCCAGGTGTCAGGCGTAAGAAGAGTTTCACAGATGAGTATTGACATCCGTATGACATCGTGATACGCTATAATCAGAAGGTTGAGGAACGAACGATGAAAACACTATTGGCACTTTTGGCACTCACACTCTCGGCATGTAATGCTTCTAGCCCTGCGCCGGCTAGCTCCACGGCAGTCACGCCCGTGCCTGTTGCTTCGGGCACGGCAATTGTCACGCCCATCACGGTGAGCACGCCTGCGCCGGTTGTCACCCCGACGCCAAGCCCCACCGTGACGGCAACCCCTAGCCCATCGCCCTCCCCCACTCCGACGACTGTCACCTATGCCGCGTCGGCCGGCCAGGTGGGATGCGACGCGCTTCAAGCTTGGGATAGTGCCACGACGGTGATTATCCTTACTTACCCAACCTACTTTTATACGTTCGCGGCAAGCGGGGTGACTCAGGAGCTTGGCAACCCCACGCATCCGGGTACTGAGCTTGGCGAAGTGAATGACACGCTTCCCATTGGTGCCTATGCCGGATCGCCCGATTGCTTGGTGGATGTTTCGCAGGGCGTGATTGTGAGTATCAGCCAATGAATATTAAAAGTCGTAGGAATAGGGGAAGGTATAAGCAACACAAGGTCACTCAGTTGCCGGATGACATGTTTTCACCTGATGGAGTGATCCACTTGCAGAGCGCCTATATCCCTCAAGTGGGTGACCCAATGGACGCAGAAGCGTGGTTTGCTTTTGTCATGGGGATGGATGATCGCCGCTATATTCTCACACTTACCATGAGTGAAGCTCGCCAACTTTTTGAGGATTTAAAAGACAAAATAAAAGAGGCATCAGTACCGAGACGGGTTAAATGAACAAGCGGCGGCGTAAGAAAGTCAAGACGCACGGATGGAGAAAGAAGTTTGGATTCAAGCTCACGCGCCGGTACTTCATCAGACAGTTTAGGAAAATTTACGGCATCCAAAACTTACCAGAAAAATCCCCGGACATGCAGATGATCAACGTCATGGCTGAAGCGTCTGTAATGCGAGCTGAGATTTATAGGAGGTGTATGAGATGAATTTATCTGAAGGCACGCCGCAAACACTTGAGCAAGCAATTACTAACGGGATGATCCACGCGCGTGAGTCATCAGGCAATCCCCTCACGCTCATCCGTTGGCATATACGGGATTATCTGTCACAGCGTTTCGGAGTAGCGATGCTAAGCCCTGTCACTCCTGAGCTACTTCAACAACTCTGGACGGCAATCACGGGCGAAAAGTTTCAACAACCTACACCCCCGCTTCAGAGCGAGATTGACAAGGCCGTCGCCAAAGAGCGCGAGCGATGCGCCAGGGTGTGCGAATCAAATGCTTACATTTTTCAGGACAATGAGCACCAACCTTGGGCAAAAGAGGTCAACCTAGCAATCCGGGGCGGGTCAAAGATCGTGGCTGATCTTATTAGAAAGAGTGTATGAAGGCGGACAAACCTTGGTGGAGCATTCAGGTGGACGGCGATACGACGCACATAGAAGTGAGGTTGCCAGCGAAGGGTACGCGCGGCCGGGATACAATTATCAACACGACAATCACGCGCGGGAGTAAGTCTCGCGTGGTCAAACGTAAGAGGGGAAAGAAATGAAAAAGCGAAGTGAGCCGATGAAGGCTATCGGGGTGCGCTTTGATCAAAGCAAGCTCAAGCAGGCAAAGAAGATGGGGATTGATGTGAGTGAGACGCTCAGACGGGCTCTTGATCGACAAATTGCGATTGCACAGGGTTGGTGCCAGACATGCGGAACGCATGTGAAAAATACGGGGCTAAGGTGAAGAGCGATGCCAACACCTAAGCAAGTTCGATATCACTACGGCAGAATAGCTAGCCTTCGCTCACGCCTTCAAGATGCTTTGACGGCCGCTCACAACGCCGACGTGATCGAATACGAGCATTATGACAATGAGTCACCATGCAAAACACTCTATGAGACGTGGGATCGAATCAAGATCACGACTGAAAAAGCGTTGGCAGATGCCATGAGGCAAGAAATTAAAAAGGGATAGGACGAATGAAGATTATACGTTACAGTTTGGCCTGTTTGCTCGCGGTGCCCGTGCTCGTTGGAGGGATTTTGATCTATGGGTTGATGTTGGTGATCACAAATTATCTCGTGCCGGAGCGTATGAAGTGAAAGAACAGTTGCAGTTTACTGTCATAGTTGAAGATGACGGCCAGTATGTCGTAACGAAAACTCTAACTGATGGGGAGAAAAAGGCTTTCGGCACTGGCCCCGATTATAAAATATGGGCAGTGCAAACCAGAAAGGCCGCCCTTATTGGTGAGATTGTCCGAGACTTTATTGGAGTGATGAGGGCTCACGGCATGATCGGATTTAGAGATGAATAACGCACAAATCGAGCGTCACTTGCGTGAGCATGGTTTTCGGCTCTTTAAGCGCGGGAAGAAGCATGCGCTCTATTCAGATGGAAGACGGATGATGCCCGTGAGCTATGGAAGTCATGTCAACCCCCGCACTGTGAAAGAGTTGCGCACAATAACTAGGCGAAAGGCAGCACTGAAATGAGTGAGCAAGGCGAATTCGAATCGGGCATGTCGTTTAACGAGGGGTATCGAGCTGGCAAGAAAGAGATGGAGGAGCTGATCAAGCGCAAGGATGAGGCGCTGGTACTTGCGAATAAGCGCCTGTCCGATGAGGATTTTACTCTCATGAATATTGCACTAGACCTCCAAGAGGCCGCCGCCCTCACCCCCGAAAGCGTCCGCGAGGCCATCCAGGTCCGCGAGGAGTTGGTGGCGAGGAAGGACTCGGCTTTACGTGAATTAATCTACGTGAAGGAGCTAAAAGATTCTGTCGGAAAAACCCCCGAGTATGAACGCCGTAAACCGATAGCCTGGGAAAATGCCAGGTCCGTTCTCGCCCTCACGCCGGAGACTATGAAGAAATGAAGCAGCTCGACGAGGAGGTCATGGGCCGGCAAATTCGGAACCCAGAATATGCGGAGTGGCAAGATTTCTTTGAAGAACGGACCCAGTTCTTAAATAGAATTGCTAAAGCGTTATGCCGCAGCGAGACGCCAGGTCAGAAACCCGAGAAAGCCAACCTTTTAGGAGATATGGGTTAAGAAGGAGGACGACTAATGAGCAACTTTTCCGCACTAGAGCTTAAGATAGCCGGTTTTCAGTCCCTGGACCCAAGTGAGGCGCGTCAGCTCTATACTGAAACCAAGTTCAAGATCTCCGACCTCGAAGCCCGCTTGAAGGCAGCGGAGGAGAGGTTGAAGGAGCTGGAGGCTAAACATGCCCGAAGTGAGCAACGTAGGACGTTACTTCGGAATGCGGGATACTGCGCCGCCGCCCAAGCCCGCATAGCGAGTCTTGAGGAGCTGATACGGCGGAAGGATGAGGCGCTAAACGAGCTTCGCGTTGAGTGCGCTAAATCGCATTCTGCCGTTTTCAGAAAAGACGTTTGATCCAGGCATCGGGCTTTCTTATATGGATCACTTTAAGTCTCAGATGAAGCGAATGATTGAAACTTCAGAGATGGGAGATACATGGTACTGCCATGATTGTAAGTTGGATCAGCTCGTGTGGTATGATCCCGACATTGAGAGTGGCAAATCCACTTTCGAGGACAGAGCGGCACGAGTAGCGCCTATCATCACGATTAAGCTCATCCGTAAGTGCGCAGTCTGTAACAGTACACGTCTTGGCATTTCAGTGATGGTGAACGTAAAGATTGATTGACAAAAGCACTTTTTTGCCACTAGCCTAAAACCCCTGTAACCTATTAGGTCGGGGGTGTGAACGTGGCGAAGAAAAAGAAGGGTCCAAGCAGGCGGGGCACGAAAGAGCGCGACGCACGCTATGAGGCGTTTTGCGTGTCTTTTGCGGCTCATAATAACGCCGCCCAGGCGGCGCGCGATGCTGGATACAGCGAAGACACGGCCAAAGAGCAGGGCTGTGCGCTCTTAACGAAACCTAACATCAAAGCGCGTATCAAAGTTTTACAAGATGAGCGCAACGCACGCGTGCTGCTTGAGGGTGACGAAATCCTGCTCAAGATCAAAGAGCTTGCGGTATCCGATCCGAGACGACTCCTCCACCCGGTGACAGGTGCAATGCTCCCACCGGCCGAGTGGCCCGATGATATCGCGTCGTGCGTGGCGAGCTTTGAGGTGATTGAAAAGTTTCATCCCCTCACGGGCGCACTCACGGGCTATGTCAAGAAAGTGAAGCTTTGGGATAAGCCTAAGAGCCAAGAGAATCTAGGCCGCAACAAAGGCTTATTCACGGATATCGTGCAAAGCAAGGTCCAGGCAACGATCACGCAAGCAACGCCCGAGCAAATTAAGGCCGCCCTTGAAGAATCAGAAAAAGATCGTTGAGCCTGAACCGCTGAATCTGCTCGATCAGGTTGTGAAGGCACGCGCAGAGCGCGAGCATTTGTATTTCACTCGCACGTTTTTTCGGGGCCGGCAGAATCAAAACTTTATCGTCAACTGGCACCACATGCTAATCGCCGATGTCGTGCAAGACGTGATCGACGGCAAAGAAGAAATCGTGATCATCAACGTGTCACCTGGCTCATCTAAAACTGAAATGGTAGTCGTCAACCTGATCGCTCGTGGCCTTGCCCTCAATCCGTGGGCGCGCTTTCTTCACCTCTCTTATTCGGATGACCTCGCGTTACTCAATTCCCAGACGGCTCGCGACGTGATCACATCGGACGAATACCAACGCTTTTGGCCGATGGAGATTGCGGACGATTCGAAAGCAAAGAAGAGATGGAACGTCCTGCATGAGGGAAAGAAAGCGGGAGGTGTGTACGCAACCTCCCTCGGTGGGCAAATCACCGGCTTTCGCGCGGGTCACATGCGTGAAGGTTTTCAGGGCGCAATCATCATTGACGATCCGATCAAGCCCGAAGACTCTTTCAGCGAGACGAAATTGCAGGCGGCGAATCGTAAGCTACTGGGCACTGTAGAGAGTCGTAAGGCCAACCCTCACACGCCGATCATCCTCATCATGCAACGGATCAATGAGAAAGACCCAAGCGACTTTGTGTGGAGCGGGGCGCTGGGAAAGAAAGTCAGGCTTGTCGTGATCCCAGCCATCATTGACGACGAATATGTGGCAAGCCTTGAGCCGAAGTATCGAAAGCGAATCACGAAAGACGCTGAGGGGCGTTTTAGTTACTGGCCCTATAAAGAACCGATCGCAAAGCTGCTCGACATGGAAGCGGGACGCGGCTTGGATCAGGCGGGTTCACGCATGAGCCGTCACGTCTTCGCAAGCCAGTACAATCAAAACCCCGTAGCTATTGGTGGGAATATCATCAAGGGAGAATGGTTTCGCTACTACAAGAGCTTGCCTAAGATCAAGTGGCGTAAAATCTATTGCGACACGGCCCAAAAAACCAAAGAGCGAAACGACTACTCCGTGCTTGAGTGCTGGGGATATGGCGAAGACGGCAATATCTACCTGCTTGATCTTGAGCGTGGGAAATGGGAAGCGCCTGAACTGGAGTCACGCACGATCGCGTTTTGGGCCAAGCACAAAGGGTTCGTGAAGACGGGTGATGACCTGAAAAAGTGGGGCACGCTTCGCAAGCTCATGGTGGAAGACAAGGCGAGCGGCACGGGGCTCATTCAAAAGATCAGATTGCTCAATCACATTCCAGTTGAGGCAATCCAGCGTAACGTTGATAAGTTGACTCGCGTGATGGATGGAGTCGGCTACATGGAAAGCCACATGGTGTACTTACCCGAAGACTCGCCGTTCACTCATGACTTTGTAAAAGAGTGCGAAGCATTCACGGCCGACGATAGCCATGCGTTTGACGATCAGATTGATCCGATGCTTGACGCCATCCAGGACATGCTATCTAATCAGAATAAAGTCAAGCTCTGGGGGAAATTAGCACAATGAGTAAAACGCCTAAGCCAAAAGCCGCGCGCATCTTTCCGACTGCCGACAAGAAAGTGCGTAAGGGACGCCCCACGGCCGACGGCTTTGCGAATATCAAAGCGCGTTTGGGTGTCAACCCGAGAGGCACGCCAGGCGGCAAAAACAACCTGATGAGTCAGGGCCATTATGAATTCAATCTGATCACGCGCGATCGGATTCAGCTTGAAGCGGCTTACCGTGGCTCGTGGATCGTGGGCCGAGTGATCAATTGTATCGCGGAAGATATGACCCGCGCGGGTATTGATATCGTCACCAATGAGGGCGCGGAAGACGTGACCGAATTCCAGGTGCAGATGTCTCGCCTTCAAATTTGGCCGAGCCTTCGAAAGAATATCTCATGGGGTAGGCTCTACGGTGGATCGTGCGCTGTGTTTCAAATCAAAGGACAGAATCTCGCAAGCCCGATGGACGTGGATACGATCGGCAAAGGCCAGTTCTTGGGCTTCACCGTCTACGATCGTTGGCAGCTCTATCCCGTCTTAGATAAACTTATAGACTCTGGCCCCGACCTGGGCTTGCCTGAGTTTTACGATGTCGTGCTCGGCACCAACTTGAATGACCCCTCAAAGATTCAGGGCGGTAACTCCGAGACGGACGCAGGCTCAGCGGGCCGCGTGCGCGTGCATCACTCACGCGTGATCCGTCACCTAGGCACGGAGCTACCCTTTTGGCAGGCGATCACGGAAATGCTTTGGGGCTCATCCATCCTTGAGCAGATGTGGGATCGGCTCATTGAGTTTGATACCGCAACCACATCGGCGTCCGGTCTTGTCTTCAAGGCTAACCTTCGCATGATCGGCATCAATGGACTGCGCGAAATCATCGCGGCCGGGGGCGAAGAGCTGGAAGCGCTTTATCAAAATTTCGACATGATTGCCGAGTTTCAAAACAATGAAGGGTTGACCCTGCTCGACAAAGAAGACGAATACAACTCCTCTCAGTATTCGTTCGCTGGCCTGCCTGACACGCTCTTAAAGCTTGCCGAGCAGATTTCGGGCGCGGCAGACATCCCCATGGTGAGGTTATTTGGCCAGTCGCCGAGCGGCTTAGGTGCGACGGGCGATAGCGATATCCGCCAGTATTATGACGGCATCCAGTCTAAGCAAGAAGCCGGAATGCGAAACGGGATTGAGAAAGTTGTCAAGATTCTCTGGCAATCCTACTTTGGCCGTCCTTGCCCGAGCGACCTGACTTTTACTTTCAAGCCACTCTGGCAGATGAGTGCAAAGGATAAGTCCGACATCGCGAAAGCCAACACGGAAACTCTGATCGAAGCCCACGACGCGGGCGGTATCAGCAATGCCGTGCTCGTGAAAGAGCTGAAACAGCAATCGTCCGCAAGCGGGCTTTTCACTCACATCACGGATGAAGACGTGAAGGACGCCGAAGACTTAGATGAGAATCCGCCTGAGTTGGCACCTACTCCGGCCGGCCCTCCGGGCACGACAACGGGTGACCCAGGCGAAGGGCCAACCAACCCCGCCGACAAGATCAAGCAGGCGACGGGTGACAGTGCGTGGAAGAAAATCAGGGATTATGTGAGGGGTAAGAAATGAAGTGCAAAGAGTGTGGCGGCAAAGGCTGGGTTGAGACGTGGCACGCTGGCTCAGCGACCTGGACACCGAGTCTCAGCCAATGCCGTAAGCGCTGTAACATCACGGGCTATTCCGATGAGGTGCAAAAGCGTTTGAACAACCCCGATCACGTCACGCAGTCGCCCGTGTTAGTCAACCGCCAAGCGTTGCACCCTTCCCGCTCGGGCAACGTCATTTCGCTTCGCCGGCCCACTATGGAGCAAAACTAATGGCCAAGATCGCACGCCTAGAAGCACCCCAAGGTAAGCCGCATCCAGGCATGGAAGCCTATATCTTTGAGTGCCCGGGTTGCGGGATGGATCACATGATTCCCGTCAACTACACCGATGAGTATCGAAAATCTTGCGTGGCCGCTGGGCGAAGCACCCCGCAATGGACCTTCAATGGCGACCTCGATAAGCCCACGTTCGGGCCATCCCTTTTGGTGACTTGGGATTATGGCGACAAAGAGCGCAAGCACAATGTTTGCCACTCATTTGTGCGTGAGGGTAGGATACAGTTTCTCTCGGATTGCACTCATAAGATGGCTAACATGACAGTTGACCTTGCGGACGTGTAATGGCCGTCAAAAAAAAGCCGTTTAAACCATCGAGCGCGGCCGAAAATGCGTTTGCAAAGCAGCTCAGGAAAGTCGCGCGGGCCAGCTCCCACTTGGTGGATGCTCATGTGGACGGGCACAAAATCCACAACCCGAAGGAGATGCAAAAGGCGCTTGAGGACTACTCTAAGCTCATCGAGCCGTGGGCTAGGCGGCAAAGCGCAAAACTGCTTGAGCAAATTAACAAGGCCAACAAAAAAAGTTACAAGGCTAAGCACAAAGAGATGGCCAAGCAGTCGAACGAAATCGGGCGCTTACTTCGCGAGCAGGTTGCTGAAAACGATGTGGGCGCGGTCGCATTTGCCCTGATGAAAGAGCAAGTCACGCTCATCACTTCGATTCCCCCGCGAGCGGGCGAGCGTGCCCAGGCTCTTGCGCTTGAAGCATTCTACAACGGGACGCGTGCGGATGAGATAGCGCAAGAGCTTGCAAGAACAGGTAAAGTCACGGAGGGTGTTGCTATGCGGATCGCGCGCACCGAAGCGGCCCGAGCAAACGCATCAATTACTCAAGCGCGCGGCACGGCTGTAGGCGCTCAAGGTTATATTTGGCGAACTACACTCGACGGTGCTGAGCGCGAGTCTCACAAAAAGATGAACGGGAAGTATGTGGCCTACTCGGAAAACGGCGGGAAGGGGCCGCATCTTGATGACGGAACGCAAGGGCACGCAGGTACGTTAATAAATTGTCGGTGTTACCAAGACGTTCAGTTTGATTCGGACGGATGATAATTAAATTGTAAAAAATGTAAAGTCCTTTAACCTAACTCAAAGGGGAAATATTCCATGATCAAAATTTCGAAACTTTTCGCGCTGCTTTTGCTGGCAGTCACCTCGGCTTCCGCCGCTACCTACTCACCTCCCTACCCCTCTCTGGTACTCAAAAATCAGTTCGGTGAAACGTCGATCAACTCGATTGTCGGCGGCTCAAATCAAATCGACGCTACGTTCATCGTAGACTCAACGAATGGGAATGGGCTGGGTGTCCGCTCCGTGAAAGGCAACGGCATCGCGGCTGTTTACATGCACACGAGTGCAACGCCCGCCGCAAGCAATCCAAACCCAGCGAGTGGCTACATCATTGTTCAACTCGCATCGAACTGGCTTGGCTACGTCGGCGGGTATTCTGGTTTTGTCTCTCCTCTTTCGGGAAGTTCGATCAACGTCACATCGGCACTCACGCCCGGCAATCCCTACGTCATCACATCAGCGGGCACCACGACGGCGGCCGGTTGGCAGAGTCTTGGCCTTCCGCTTGGGCTCACCCCTAGCCCCGGCCAGAGCTTCATTGCCATCACGGCAACGCCCACCACGGGCACCGGCACTGTGCAAGCTCCCCTCGCAACGGGCTCGGGCACGCTGTACACCGATATTGTTGGTGACCCGAATCAGTCTGTCAGTGCCACGGGCGGCGCACAGCTCTTGATTCGCGTCCTAGGCGCAACCTCAAGCTCGACTACCACGCTTGTCGCAACTGCACCGGCGAACAACACGGTGATCGGGATGCGTTTCGTGATGCTCCCTCTCGCGAGCCAACTGAAGTAGTTCATGCCGAAATTCTACACCCCTTCACGTCTGTCCGAAAACATTGCAGAGACGCCGGAAGGCTTTCTGTTTTGTCTGGGCGTGCCGATCGCACGCACGGGATGGCAGACGTATGGGCGTGCAGAAGTTCCGCTTGAAGCTGGCCCAGAGGGTACGATTGAAGTTTATCGCGATCCGAAGGACGTGTTTCGCCCCCAGACGATTGCAAGCTTTCAAGGCAAGTCGATCACGATTCGTCACCCCGAAGATTTCGTGGGGCCGAAGAACTGGAAAGACCTCACTCATGGCACCGTTCAGAATGTGCGCAAGGCCGCTAAAAAAGACGACGACGGTGAAGAGGTTTTGGAAGCGGATTTACTCATCACTTCGGAGATGGCTATTCAACTCGTTAAGAACGGACTGCGTGAAGTCTCTTGCGGGTATGAATGCGAGTATGAGCAGACTGGGGAAGGTGAGGGGCGACAATTCAACATTATCGGCAATCACACTGCCTTGGTGGATGAAGGACGCGCGGGGCCGACCTACGCAATTAACGATCACAAAGGAGATACCCAGATGGATGAGAAAGAGACTCTGATTCAGAAGTTGAAGAAAAAGCTCGGCGCGAAGGTTGTTGATGAAGCGCTCAAAGAAGACAAGAAAGAGGACAAGGCCAAAGACGCCGACTCTTATGACGAACTGAAGGGCATGATGGATGAAATGATGTCCATCGTAAAGGGCTTCGCCGAAAACATGGGCGAAGATGAAGAGGAAGAATCTAAAGAAAAGCCCGCGCCTAAGAAAAAGGCCGCCGAGCAGGATGAAGAGGAAGAATCCGAAGATGAAGATGAGGAAGAAAAATCCTCGATCGAATCTCGCATGAAAGCCGTCGAAACGGCGCTTGCGAAACTCCTCGAAAACAAGGCCGGCGATGAAGATGAATACGCTGATGAATCCGAAGATGAGGATGAAGACGCGGAAGAGTCTGAAGATGAAGAGGGCGAAGAGGGTGAAGAAAGCATGACGGGTGATTCCGCCGCGCAAGACCTCAAGGCTCGCATCGAAATCCTGGCACCCGGCCTCAAGGTTGCCAAGGGTGAAGACGCCCGCGCCAAAGCGCTTGAAGTCGCCTATAAGACTAAAGATGGCAAACAAGTCATCAATAGCTTCACGGGCGGCAAAAAGCTCACGCTCGACTCGAAAGACAAAGAGCGCATCAACACCCTTTTCATCGCTACCAGCGAATGCCTCAAGGCTTCGCGGGGAACGGGGTTGGAAGAAACCAAGGACGCCAAGCGCTTTCAAGCCCGAGACGGCGAAGGTAGCTCGACGATCATGACGCCCGAAAAAATGAACGAAATTAACGCCGCCCACTACGGCAGAAAGTAAGAGAATCACATGACTGCATATCTTTACAATTCCCCGTCCGGCGTTCCTGGCGATATCACCCGTCCGGACGAAACCAATGTTGAGCCGACCCAATTGGTGACTCCGTTCCCCGCCAACTTTGGCCTTCCGATGAAATACGCGGTTGGCTCGAATGGCGTGACGGGCGTGACCCCCATGGTTGCTTCCGACACGGCTTCCCTCTTTTGCGGTGTCCTGGCCCGCGCAGTCCCTGGCATCAGCCAGAGCAGCGTGAATGAAGCCGTGGACACCTTCCAGCCCAACCAATCGGAAATCAACGGCCTGGCCACTCGCGGATACCTTTCCGTGTTTGTTCAGGGCGGCGGCATCCCGGTGCGTGGCCAGCAAGCCTACGTCTGCGTGACTGCATCCGCCGGCCATCTTGCCGGGCAGTTTGAAGTCGGCTAGAATGGCGGCAACAACGTGGCCCTCACCGGCACCGTGGTTGGCACCGTGACCTGGGCGTCTGATGGCGTGGACTCGAATGGATACGGCGAAATCCGTATCGCTCAATAACCGGCTAACTCCTAGAAAGGGAAAATAAAATGGCCAGAAAATCGTTTAAGACTCGTGACTCGGCGTTAGCCTTCTACGTCAATCAGCTCGAAAATCTCGATAAGCGGCTCTACATGCCGCTCTTGGAAGTGAGCTGGGGGCGTGACATCAAGCTGCGCCCAGGCGTCTCGATGAGCGACGAAAGTACGTCGTTCATCCAGTCTGCCTTCGCGGCGGGCGGCTCACTCCTCAACGGTAACGGCGCGAGCGGCGGCAACATGCCGTTCATCTCGCCGGAAACCACGGCAATCGGGCAAGTCTCGATTGACGGGTCCAAGCAAGTCCTGCCCCTCCACCTGCTCGCTCGTGAAGTTAGCTTCACGTCGGTTGAGTTGGAGCGGTCGCAGAAGCTTGGCACGTCGATCGACGCGCAGAAGACCGATGCCTTGAATCTCCTCTATCAGATGAACACCGATCAAATGGTGTATATCGGTGCGACGGAAGTCAACGCAACCGGCCTGCTCAATTCGTCTTTGGTCACGGCCAGCAACGTCGCGGCGGGCATCAGCGGATCGACTCAGTGGGCGAACAAAACCCCGGACGAAATCCTGCTCGATGTCAACACGCTGCTCACTTCCGTCTGGCTGTCTTCGGCCTACGCGGTTTGCCCCGGCGAACTGCGCGTGCCGCCGGTCCAGTTCGGCCTGCTTGCCACGATGAAAGTCAGCTCGGCCGGCAACTGCTCGGTGCTCAAGTACCTGGAAGATAATTCCATCGCACTTCGCATCAACGGCAGGGCGCTCAACATCCAGCCCATCAAGTGGCTCACTGGACGTGGCGCGGCTGGCGCGGATCGCATGATGGCCTACACCAATGCGGAAAACCGCGTGCGCTTCCCCATGGTGCCCATCCGTCGTGAAACGGCCTACTACCAGGGGATTCGCTACACCGCGCCTTACCTCTGGGCGTTTGGCCATGTCGAATTCGTGTACCCGGAAACTGCTGGTTACGGCGACGGCATCTAAGCAGAGTTTCGGTGGGTAGTTCGGTATCCAGTCCGGGCGCAAGTAACTGTCAAGCCACGACGGCCCACCGATCTTTTTTGAACGAAAGGAACGAATCATGAAAGTGCATTTTAAGTTTTCGCGGGGAATCGACGGCAAGATTTATCACAAGGGTGCGCATGACCTAGACGATAAGCTTGCCGATCATTGGTTTTTCAAAGCTTTAGTCAAGCAGGGGGATGTGAAAGTTTTGGGGGCGGAAGCTGCAAAGCCCTCCGCTGGGTTGCCCGCTTCGCCTGAAAAGGCGCTTCCGGCCGCCCCTCCGGCAACGGATGCCCAAACTTCAAAAGGTGAGTCAGACGCATCGGATGATCAAGATGATTCGCCTGATGCGTCTGACTCTTCGGATGAAGCCCCTAAAGCGCTCAAGGCGGCACCGGCCGTCAAGCCCAACACGTCCAAGCCTTCTGCCCCACAATCACAACGGCGCGGGGCTTAATCGGTCGAGTGGTGCGGTTTTTCCTGGCCGCACCATTCAGCCTTTGAAAGGGAAATCACATGAACGTCAATTTTAAGTCGGCCCAGACTCTCGGAAATCGTCCCTTCAAAGCCGGGGTGCAGGTCATTCCCGATCACCTTCACGGCAATCAAAAATTTAAGCAGCTCGTAAAAGAGGGCAAGGTGATCATCCTGCCCCGCGATGAAAACGAGCAGCGGACCCAAGCAAGCAAGGACGCGCTCAACGCGCGCAAGGCGGAAGTGCAACGCCAGCTTAGCAAGCAGCTCGACGCCGCCCGCGCGGCTGGCATTCTCAAGCCTCATGAAATCACTGAACTGGCTAAGCCCGGCACTCAGCAAAAGATCGCCGACAAGCGTGCGGCTAAGGCGGCTGGAAAGAAAAAATGAGTGGCTTTGTTTTCGTCAACGCCACTTTTCGGGGAGCATTTCCCGAATTCAGCGACATCGTAAAATACCCTGACTCGCAACTCGCGTTTTGGAGTGCGCTCGCCGTCGCTCAAGTGAACTGCAATCGCTGGCGGGGTCAGACGCAGACGGGCGTCTTTTTGTACGTCGCGCATGAGCTTACGCTTGCGGCCATCAACGCGAAGTCAGGCAACATCGGCGGAACGCCCGGCACGTTTGCGGGGCCGGCCAACACCAAAACGGTAGGCTCAGTAACGGCAGGATATGACTCGACTGTCACGAGCGAGAAAGATGCCGGCTACTGGAATCTCACCACTTACGGCAAGCAGTTCATTCGGCTCGCCCGTATCTTTGGTGCCGGGGGCATCCAGCTATGAGCCAGCCCAAGCTCACCGTCACGTCTGACTTCACGGAAAAATTCAATGAGACGATCAAGCGTTTTAAGAGTGATGCCGTTTTGGTTGGCATTCCAAGCGATGATAATGAACGCGAGGATGAGGAGGGATCATTCGGGAATGCTGCGATTTTGGCCCTGAATCACTTTGGGAGCGAAGATGGCCACATCCCGCCACGACCCGTGCTTACGATCGGGATTCGGAAGGCTCAAGCCGACATTGCTGAGCAGTTCAAGAAATGCGCGCAAAACGTGCTGAGCAAGGGCATGGACGCACTCACAACGTACTATGAGCGTGCCGGGATCATCGCGGCCAATTCCGTTAAAAAAGTGATCAACGATCAGACGGATATCAAGAAACCAGCCGATAGCACACTTGCCGCGCGTAAGTACCTTACGGCGAGCGGCTTTAAGGGCACGAAAGCGCTCGTGGTGACGGGACAAATGAGAAACCATATTACCTCCGTGGTGAAATCCCTATGGGGCAGATAGACGTTTCCGACATCCTTGCGGACCCCGACATGGTGGACCCGATCGTGCTTATCCACCGCAAGACCACGGTGGATGAGTTTGGACAAAATCAGCTCACCGAAAGCGGTGTGCCTACTTACGGCTCGGTTCAACCCATCAGCGGGAAGACGCTTCAACGCCTACCTGATGAATTTCGCGTGGCCAATGTGATGAGCTTTTGGGTGCGCGGCAAGCTCGTATCGGATGGCAAGTGCCAATACCCTGACATCATTTCATTCAACGGCCAGAGATTCGCAGTCCAGACGATTTTCGACTGGACGAACTGGGGCGACGGTTGGTGTGAAGGCACTTGTGTGCGGGAGAAACCCGCTCTATGACCACGCCTAATAATAGTTCAACCGGCGGCTACTTACTCCCAGCCGTGCCCGCGCCGCCCCTCCCCGGCAGTCTCACGCTTGACCAATTCCTCCAGACGGTTTTTGTCGGCGTCTCGGGCATAGTCGATCCCACTTTAGTGCGCCCCCGCTGGCAGATTGATCCTCCTAAATCGCCTGATATCACGACGGACTGGATCGCGTTTGGAGTCACGGAAGATAACGCAATCGGCACCGCGTACAATAGCCTGGACGCGAATAATAACAACGTAGTCCAACGGATGGAAGACCTTGTGGTACAGGTTTCTTTCTACGGCCCGGATGCGCTCACGTTCGCGCAGGTTGTGCGCGACGGGCTTCAAATTGGCCAAAATCGCGAAGCACTTCAATCGGCCAAGATGGATTTCGTGGATTGCGGGCGGATCACTCGCGCGCCGGATATCGTCAATGAGCGCTGGCGGAATCGCTATGAGATGACCGTCAATTTTCGGAGAGAGATTTTGCGCGTGTACCCAATTCTGACTTTTGTCTCATTCACGGGCACGCTCTACACTTTGGGAAGCCACTTGAAAACGATTGCTCTAAACGCAGAATGATAGGAGACTTTAATTATGAGCGCAATTCCAATCGGACAAATAGCACAGCCCTCGGTGATTATTGCGAATGGCGGCACCACTAGCCCCGCAATCCCAACCGAAGGTGCGCCGCTTGTCGGCGTGATCTTCCCGGCCGCGCTCACGAGCACGACGATGACCTTCACCGTCTGCAACACTTTGAGTGGCACCTACGTCCCTCTCAAAAACTCCTCGGGCGCGGTGAGCTACACCGTTGCGGCCGGGGAGTATATGGCCATCAATGCTTCGGATTTTTACGGCGTTACGTTCTTTAAAATTGTCCTGGGTTCAGCCGAAGGTGCCGCGCGCACGCTGATCCTCTCACTGAAAGGATTCTAAGATGACTCTTGACGTATCACGCTTGATTAATGTGACGGTGAGTCTGACCCAGCCGGGGGCTCTTGGAAGAACTTTCAACACTCTGCTCATCCTCGGTGACTCAAACGTCATCAACGGACTACAGCGCGAAAGGTTTTATACGAGTCTGTCCGGTATCGCTTCGGACTTGGGTGTTAACGCGCCGGAATTCAAAGCGGCTGAGCTGTACTATGCTCAATCCCCCCAGCCTGTTAATTGCACGGTTGGCCGGTGGATTCGCACTTCGGCAGCGGCCATGCTACAAGGTCAACTCTTGTCAGCGGTGCAGGCGGCCCTTGGGAATTTCCTCACGATCACTTCGGGCGGATTCGATATCACGATTGATGGCACCGCGCACACGATCACGGGCTTGAATTTCTCAACTGCTACCAATCTGAACGCCGTTGCGTCGGACGTGACCACTGCCCTCTCGGGTGCTGGCACCTGCGTGTGGACAGGCTCGCAATTTGAAATCACGAGCGCGACAACCGGCGCGGGCGTGGATGCGACGGGCACGATCACCTTCGGAAGCAATCCTACCGCTACCGACACGGTGACGGTGAATGGCCTGTCCATCGAATTTGTCTCTTCTAGTCCGACTGGCAATGAGGTGTTGATTGGAACGTCGGCCGCGCTTACGGCCGTCAATCTGTGCACGTTCCTTTCCGCATCCAGCAACGCCGACCTGACTCCCATGACCTATTCAGTCGCTTCGGGCGTGGTCACTTGCACGGCCGTCACGCCGGGCACGGCGGGCAATGCTTACACCCTTGCGAAATCCAGCTCGGCGATCACGATTTCGGGCGGCACGCTTGCGGGCGGCACCAACCCGTCCAGCGTAGGCTATGCCACATCGCCGGCATCGGGCCAAGATGTCTCGACCCTGCTCGGCCTCACGGCGGCGGTTGCGCTTCCCTTGGTGCCTGGCTATGCGGCCGAAAGCGCCCTACAGGCCGTCGTCGCGCTTGATGCCCTGGACCCGAATTGGTATGGGCTCAAGTTCGCGTCTAGCGTGATGCCGACTCAGAGTGATGCGCTTGAAATCGCGCCCTTCATCGAAGCGGACGTGATCACCCGGCTGTATGGGATCACGACTCAAAACACCAATGTGCTGAGCAGCGTGGTCAACACCGATCTAGCCAGTGAGTTGCAGGCTTTGGGTTATGATCAGACGTTTATCACCTATTGCAGCACTAACCCCTACGCGGCGGCGAGCATATTTGGGCGGCTTTTCACGGTGAATCTGTCCGGCAACAATACGTTCCTCACTCTGATGTACAAGCAGATGCCGGGAGTTGCGGCGGAAAACTTGGACAATGAGCAAGCAACCGTACTTCAGGGCAAAAACTGCAATGTGTTTGTCGAGTACGACAATGACACGAGCATTATCGAGTATGGCATTTGTTGCGGAGGGGCCTACATTGATGAGACGTTCGGTGACAACGCCTTTCAAAATGCGATGCAGACGGCCGTCTACAATGCGAATTACACGACGGCAACCAAGGTCCCGCAAACGGACTCGGGCTCTAACACTTACTCGAATGCCATCAGCGGTGTTTGCCAGCAATTCGTTACCAATGGGTTTGGCGCTCCGGGCCAGTGGAACGCGGATGGATTCGGCTCGCTGCAAACCGGCCAGTTCTTGAAGCTCGGCTACTATATCTATGCCCCGCCGATTTCGAGCCAGAGCGAAACGGCTCGCCAGAATCGGCAGTCCGTTCCTTTCCAAGTGGCTTTCAAACTCGCTGGCGCAACCCAGACGGCGCAAATCAACGTCGCGGTTAACCAGTAACAGGAGACTTAAACCATGTCGGCTTATTCATTTCTCAATACGAGTTGCAAGATTGTCGGGCCGGGGATCGCGGCCGACCTGGGTGCCGGAGCGGGTGACGCTGATGAGGGCATCACGCTCAGCCCTACCACGGATAAAAACGTGATGCAGATTGGTGCGGATGGCGTAGGCCAGCACTCGCTCATCGCAGACGACTCGGGGCAAATCAAAATCAGGCTTTTGAAAACGTCACCCTACAACGCGGCTTTGATGATCGCTTACGATCTTCAATCCACGTCCAGCAACCTCTGGGGGATCAACACGATCACGCTGAGCGATCCCGCTCGTGGTGACTTCCACGTTGCCCAGCAGGTCGCATTCAAAAAGAAACCGGAAATCACCCAGGCCAAAGAAGCCGGCTTTATCGAGTGGGAACTTGAGTCGATCCAAGTCAACTCTGTTTTGGGCGGGGGTATCTGATCGGCGGTGAAAGGAACGAAACGCAGTGAACGAAAATAATGAATTTGAAGTAGGTGGATATAAGTTTCAGCTCACCAAGATTGACGCCATCAAGCAATTTCACATCGTGAGACGGCTCGGCCCAATCCTTGGTGACTTGATCCCCATGGCTCAGAAGCTCAAGGGGATCGACACCAACAACATGACAGAGGAACAAAAGCTTGATCAGTTCGCCAAGCTCTTGACCCCCTTCATTACGGGACTCTCAAAGCTGAGCGATGCGGATGCGGACTTGGTTTTGTTTGGGCTCTGCTCATCGGCGCAGATTCATCAAAAGCAGTTCAATAACTGGGCTCGGGTTGCGACGGGAAGTGTGTTGTCTTTCCAGCTCCCCCTGCCCGTTTTGCTTCAGGTTGCGGGGAGGGCCTTCGCTTACAACCTAGCTGATTTTTTTGCTATGTCTCCCCAGACTTCTCACGGCGGGAAATAGAGACGAAACGTCCCGTTGCCTGGGTGGGAATGACAGATGGTGAGGAGTGGGTAATGCGCCCAGCGGTCGAGGGAGTTTGTTTGTATGAAAGTTTGATTGACGGCACTCTTGGAATGTTGGATGTGGCCCGAATGAATGCGGCCCTAGATGTGAAGGCAGAAAATGAAAATCGAATAAGAAAGGCAAACGAGTAAATGGACGGCGAGGTGATCAAGTCATTTTTGGTGGGCCTTGGGTTTGGTGTTGATGACGCCAGTCTTGCCAAGTTCAACAAAGCGATCAGCAATGCCGCCGTGAAAGTTACCGCGCTTTACGTTTCTATCCAGGGTGCCGCCGCTGGAATCTTTTACAGTCTCACCAAAATGGCTGATGGCTTTGAAGAGGTAGGATATCAACTACGACTTGTCGCCCCGGCTATCAACAAATTTCTCATACTCAGGCAAGCGATGATATCCGCCTACAGCGCGGCCGGCATCAATCTAGTGAAGGCCGTTCAACAATCCATCCTTTTCAATTACTCGCTTGCCAAAACGAAATACGCTCTTGAGGCCGTTTACAAATCGGTCGGTATCAAGTTCTTGCCCCTGCTCACTAAGCAGATGGATATTTTTCGCAAACAGATTTTCGCCAACATGCCGAAAATCCAAGAGCAGCTTACTCGATTTGTCAATTTCATCTTCAAAGCGTTTTCCGCAACCGTGGAGCTTGGCGAACGGATGTGGTCAATTCTTGGGCGTGTTTGGGATTTCTTCAAAAAACTTGATGAAGCCACATCTGGATGGTCAACCAAGATCATCGCCGTGATTGCCGCTTGGAAGCTTCTTAACTTGGAGTTTCTCGCTACCCCACTCGGCGCACTACTTGCGGGCCTGCTCGCAATTCTTGCGCTCTATGACGATTTCAAGGTGTGGCAGGAAGGCGGTAAGTCCTTTTTCAACTGGGGAAGCCAAGCAACCAAGACGGTACTTGGAGTTGCGGCGGCCGTTACCGCTATGGTGACTGCGATCGGTGCCGTGATCGCGGTGATTCGGCTTGCCACGGCCGCGCAATGGCTCTGGGATGTTGCGATGGATGCTAATCCCATCGGACTTATCGTGATCGGCGTGACGGCTCTTATAGGGCTTCTTACAGCATTAGCGGTGAAACTTGGCTATCTCAAGGGGATCGGAGACTATCTAAGCAACCTGGGCGGAAAGGTTGAGGGGTTATTTGGTGGGCCGGGAGCGGCCAACACACTCAATGCGGCCGTACAACCTCAACCGCTTGTATCTCCCCATGCAGGGGGAAATACCCAAAAGGTGAGCCAGGAAACTAATATCCTAGTGCAAGGCGGGGCCGATGCCAATGCGGTAGGTAAGGCCGTGGCGAGCGAGCAAAACAAAGTCAACTTTGATATGACTCGTAACTTGAGAGGTGCCATTCGATGAGCATTCTCAATGAAGTCGAAACCCTACTTGGTATCGGGCCGTCTCGCTCTTTCGGGCTTACCAATCAAATCTTTTCGGGCTACGTTACACTCACCGAAAATACGATTGATGAGATTGAAATTACTGATCAGCCCGTGCAGCAAGGCGCGGCCATCTCGGATCATGCCTTCAAAAAGCCCGTAGTTCTTTCCATACAAATTCTTTTTGGCACTTCAATCTTCACGGGCGGAAGCCTGAGCGCGATTTATCAAAACTTACTTGCGCTACAAAGCAGCTTCACACCGTTTGTCGTGACAACCCCAAAGCGCGTTTACTCTTCGATGCTTTTCAAAGCGCTCGGGGTGACGACGGAAAAGAAGACTGAAAATATTCTCTCCATCAATTGCTCTTTCAAGCAGATTATCACCGTGCCGATCATCGTGGGCACTCTGTCCGCGTCTCAGCTTAAGAATCGGGGCAGTAACGCAAGCACGCAACCCGTAGGCCAAAAACAGTCGGCGCTCTATACGGGCGGCCAAGCATTGGGGATTAGATGATCACGACTGAAACCCCAGGCGCGCAAGCCTACATTCTCCCCTTAGTGAATATCCCCCAACAATTTGAAACTTTGCTGGCCGGCGTGACCTACACTCTCACGAGCAAGTGGAATGACATTTGCTCTTACTGGGCGCTCGACATCGCCGACTCAAACGAAAACCCGATCGTGAGTAACATCCCGATGATCACGGGCACGGACTGTCTAGCAGGGCTCGAATACCTGGGCATCAATGGGTCCATCTATGTGCTCACCAATGGGGCAGACCCCGACGACGTGCCAACGCTTGTCAATCTCGGTGTCGATTCTAACCTCTATTTCGTGACGGTGAACACGAATGAGTAATCTTTTGGGCACTGATGCCGCTCAGCAATTCGGCCGGCAGTTCAAGTTACTCGTGTCCAATAAGGGTGGCACCACGGTTGATCTTTCGCAAATGCGCGTGAAGTTTGCCGTAAAAAAGTCGGGCTACATGACACCGAATGTCGCCGATATCATCGTGTACAATTTGGCCCAATCGACGGCGCTCTTCATCAAGCAGGAATTCACCCAAGTCATCATGCAGGCCGGGTACGACGGAAACTTTGGTGTGATCTTCAAGGGCAACATCAAGCAGGCAATTCTAGGCCGTGAGAGTGGCACGGATACCTTCATCAACCTCATCGCGGGCGACGGGGATCAAGCCTATAATTTTGCAATCGTGACCCAAACGGTAGGCTCTGCAATCGCTGGGGGCTCATCCCCTTCCGATCAGTTCAACGCCGCTGCTGCATCCATGAGTGGCCAGGGCGTGGGAGCAAGCTACATCGGGACACTTCCACAAGTGAAGCTCCCCCGTGGCAAGGTCTTGTACGGCAATGCGCGCGACTACATCAAGACGATCGCCGACACCAATGGGTTTGCGTGGTCAATTCAGGATGAGAAAATTGTTTTCTTAAAGCAGGGGGCGTATCTCCCGAATCAAGCCGTGGTGCTCACTTCAAAGAGCGGCCTCATTGGTGCCCCTCAACAAACGATCCAGGGAATTAAGCTGAAGTGCCTGCTTAACCCAAAGATCAAGTGCCATGGACGTGTGCAGATTGACAACGCGGCTGTGCAGCAATTCGTGATTGATTTTTCTCAGCCTGGGAGTCCGGCAAATACCCCGGTGCCTCTTTCGAATGATGGCATGTACTACGTTCTTGTAGCCGAGCACTCGGGCGACACGCGCGGCACGGAGTGGTACACCAACTTGCAAATGCTCACGATTGACGTATCTTCTAACCCACTCAACTCAGTGCAGGCGGGATACGGCAATGGATAGAAACCAACTACTCAATGATGCCGAAGCCGCCCAAGTCTACGCGCTCGACGGGCGTCAAGCGAAAATGTGGACGGCCATGCCAGGCATTGTGCAGGCAGTCAATAACACCCAAATGACGGTGCAGGTCCAGCCCGCCATACAAGGGGTGTATACGAACGCTGAGGGGGATGAGAGCTACATCAACCTGCCTTTGCTAGTAGACGTGCCCATTTGCTTCCCGAGCGCTGGCGGGTTCACCATAAGCTTCCCAATGAAGAAAGGCGATGAGGTCCTTATCATACTGGCGTCACGTTGTATTGACGCATGGTGGCAGAATGGGGGCGTGGGCGTCCCGATGGAAATGCGAATGCATGACCTCTCGGATGGGTTCGCACTCCCCGGCCCGCGCTCGCTCCCGCGTGTGATCGCTGGCATCAGCTCGACTGATCTTCAAATCCGAAACGACGCCGGCACCACGTTCTTGTCGATCACGGCGGGCGGCCTGATCGGGATGCAAAACTCCACCACAAGCTTGAAAACGACGCTCACCAATTTGCAAACTCTTCTGAACACATTCATGAGCGCACTCGCGGCCCTTCCGTCGTCACCCGTGTCGGGCACCGCACTATCTGTGCCCGCCGCCACGGCCGTCACCGCGCTTGGGAATGTGCTCACCGAGATTGGAGCACTCTTACAATGAGATATCGCCAGCTCAGCCCCACGGGCGACTACACTTTTGGTTCAAGCCAAGGCAACTTTTTGATCGACACGCCGGCCGCCGTAGGACAGGCCGTGCTCACGAGTCTTAAGCTCTGGTTAGGTGAGTGGTACATCAACACGAATAGTGGCACGCCCTATCCCGAAGGCGTGATGGGATATCACAATCAAGCATCCGCTGATTCCACGATTCAAACGCAAATCTTGAGCGTGCTCGTGACCATTTCAAGCACCAACGTACCGGCCGGGACCTCGCCAGGCCAAAGCGTGCCTGGCGTCAATAGCATCAGCAACTATGTGAGCACGATCGACCCGGTTAAGCGTTCTTACTCGGCGACTTGCACCATTAACACGATCTATGGGCCGACTCAGCTCACGATCAACAACTATCCAAACTTCTAGGAGCGGAAATCATGGACATCACAGACTTAGTTTGGATCGACGCAACCGGATACAACTATGAAGATTATCCGGCGTTTCTCTCGTGGTTGACGGGACAATACAAAGGGATTTATGGTGCGGACGTTTATCTAGGCGACGACTCTCAAGATGGACAATTTCTTGCGATCATCGCGCAAGCTCTTTACGATACGGCCGCTCTGGGTGCCGGCACCTATAATTCCTTTTCGCCCGTCACGGCTCAGGGAGTTGGACTTTCTCGCGTGGTGAAGATCAACGGAATTTCTCGCCTTGTCCCGACAAACTCCACGGTGCCCGTTGTGATCGGTGGAACGGCCGGGACGCTCATCACGGGCGGGATTGCGATCGACACACTTCAACAACAATGGATCATTCCTACCACGACGATCCCAAATAGCGGCACAATCACTGTCACGGCAACGGCGGCACAGCCGGGCGCGGTTGCAGCGCTTGAGAATACTATCACGGGCATCTTCACGCCGACGCAAGGTTGGCAAACCGTGAACAACCCGGCAGCGGCAACTCTGGGCGCTCCCGTTGAGACGGACGCGGCCTTACGCGATCGACAAATCAACTCGACTTCACTTCCGGCTGAGACGGTATTTGAAGCAACCCTAGGTGCCATTCAAAATGTCACGGGTGTCAGCGAAGCGGTCGGTTATGAGAATGACACGGATATCACAGATGGTAACGGCCTTCCCCCGCACAGTATTTCATTCGTGGTTGAGGGCGGAAGCGTGAACGCGATTGCGGCGGCCATCCAGCAAAACAAGACTCCCGGCACTCAAACGTATGGAACTACCAGTGTATCCACCACGGACTCTCGCGGGATGCCGATCACGATCAACTTCTTTATTCCCAACACCAATCTGATCGCAGCTCAAGTCACTATCACGCCGGGAACGGGCTGGGTCACAAGCACGGAAGCGCTTATTCAGGCGGCCGTCGCGGCAGCGATCGAAGCTTATCCAATCGGTGGTAGCGTGATCATCACTCAGCTCTATGCGGCGGCCTATCTCTACGGTACTCCTCAAGCTGGCACGTTCCTTGTCGATTCGATTGAGCTTGCCGAGTGCGCAGACGCTACCGTTACCTTCGGCTCAAATCCGGCAAACAGCGACACGCTTACGATCGCGGGCACTGCCATCACGTTTGTGTCCGGAACGCCAACCGGGAACCAAGTCAAAATCGGAGCATCCGACACAGTAACGGCCGCAAACCTGCTTGCCTTCCTCAACGCTTCAACCGATGTCAACTTGGTGACTTGTACCTACATGCTCGATACGACGGGGCTTATCCTCACCGTTACGGCGGCACAGCCAGGGCCAGCCGGCGACGCGATCACGCTTGCAAAGTCTTCAAGCGCCCTTTCGCTTTCGGGTTCAACTCTCTCAGGCGGCGGTTTTGGAAGTGGAAACATTGACCTTGCTTTCAACGCCATCCCTATTTCGTTGGCTTCGAACGTGGTGATTGTCACATGAGTAACACAGTACAGGATTATCAGAATCTCCTCACTTCTGAACACCAAAAGCAACCCAACCTTGCGGCCGTGATCGCAGCGTGCGTAGGCGTGCCCGTACAGGTTCAGGCGTTGATGAGTTCGATGATTCCTCTTTTTGACCTAGCTACTCCTCCGGTTGGAAATCAGCTCGATATCATCGGTGAGTGGGTAGGGGTTTCTCGAATATTACAAGTTCCCATCACGGGAATCTTTTTCACTTGGGATGGAGCTGCATCGGTCGGTTGGGATTCTGGGATATGGCAGAGCGTGGACGACTCTACGTCTCTTGTCAGTCTGCCTGATGACGTTTACCTGACTCTCCTTTTAGCTCGAATCGCTGCAAATCACTGGGATGGGACGACGGAGGGCGCGTACACGATTTGGAGTCAGCTTTTCCCAGGCTTCAATATTTTGATTCAGGACAATCAAAATATGACTTACACTTTCATTGTCCAAGGAGCTGTGCTTGACTCACTGACACTCGCGCTTTTGAGGGGCGGATACCTACCGCTTAAGCCCGAAGGTGTGGGGATCACTGAATATGTCGTGCCGGCTAACACTGGCCCGCTGTTTGGATGGGACATCCAAAACAGTTTCATTCAAGGATGGGATGACGGATCGTGGGGGATTGAACTTGCGCCAACTTAATTTTCAAAGTTTCCTTAGCGGGAAGAGGCACGGCGGTAGCCTTATCGTTCAGGTTTACCGCCGTGTTTTTAAATTTAAAGGAGAGAAATAGCTATGGGTATTAATCAGTTTTTACCTTTCGCCACGGGCGCGGGTGCCAACGTCGAATCTCAAACCGCCTACGCGGCAGACCCTAACCTCCCGATTGGAAATCAACCGGGTCTTGCAAGCTCTGCGTTCAATAACAAGGCTCTTCGACAAGCGTGTTACATCGCGTCGCAGGTCGCTCAGTTTCTGGTGAATCAAACGGGCGACAACTGTAACGATGATGGAACGCCCGCTAATATCCAAGCACTGATGACCCAAGTCTGGCCTGCGCCCACAGGCGCGATATTGGCTTTCGCCGGAAGCTCTGCCCCGACTGGGTTCTTACTCTGTAATACCTCAACACCTGTCTCACGCACTACTTACGCGGCGTTGTTTGCAGTGATCGGAACAACCTACGGTGTTGGTGACGGATCGACGACGTTTGGTATTCCTAATCTTGCGGGTGTGTTTCCTCGCGGCGCAGGCACTCAAACGATCGGGGGCATTGCTCACGCGGCAACTCTGGGTGCCACAAGTGGCGACACGATGCAGGGGCACGATCATCAACAAACGGTGTTTTCTGGCACAGTCGCTACGGGTACGGGTGTAACGGTTGATTATATCCAGTCGTCGCCTACTGGAAACCGCCCTACTGGTAATGGTGTAGCATTACCGATTAGTGATGGAACGAATGGAACGCCCCGCACTGGAATCGAAACCGCGCCTGCCAACGTCGCAGTGAATTATATTATCAAAACTTGAGGTGAATCATGGGTACTCGAAATCTCGGAATTCTGCTCAATCAGGGGGATGACTTCAATACCGTCATTCAGATTTCCGGGGTTTCGGGTCCTATCAATATTTCAGGGTATACCTTCAAGGGTGAGATGCGCGCTTCAACTGCGCTGGACTCGCCGGTTGTGGCCGAGTTTGTTTTTGATATTCTGAATCAAACGAGCAATGAGGGGCAAGTGGGATGGAGCTTGCCCAACTCCATCACGTCGGCCATCGTCACTTCTATTTCTGATCCACTTCAACCGATGCGACAAACCACTCAGTTTGTCTTTGATGTGAAGATGGAAGACACAATTGGCAACGTCACCCGCATCATTCAAGGCATTATGTACGTCTCTCCACAAGTCACGATGGAGGGCTTCTAAGTGGTGAAAATTTGCAACTTAGATGACGATGATCAGTGTTGTGATGGGCTGATAGAAATTATTGACCTCAACACCGGGTGCCCCGTTCAGGTTTACTTGCCTGGGCCGCCAGGGCCGGCCGGCTCAGCGGGCATCGTGGCCGTCGTGGATGAAAGCGGCACAATCCCGAATACCCAGACCTATACGGTAGTGGATGCTGGAAACACGACGACAACCCAAACGCTCCCCCTTATTTCTACAGTGCTGAACGGCGATGAGGCATCAACTATTACTGTAGTGAACGCAAGCACGTCAATTCAACATGTTATCCCGCAAGGGGAAGATGAAATCATTGTGCGCGGTGTGTCCGTGGGTGAGGTTAACTTATTCGTGGGCACGTCGTTTACTTTTTTGCCAACCTCAATAGGATGGGTACTTGTATGAATAAATTTTTCTTCGCGCTTTTTTTGTCCACTACGGCGCTTGCAAGCTACTCCCCATCCACCGTAGTCACGGACCCAGCAGGCGTGAATCAGGCTACGGTGTCGGGGGCCGGCGCGCTCAAGGTTGATCCGTCTGCTGTCACTCAGCCCATCAGCGCGGTAGGGCTTCCACTCCCCTCGGGCGCTGCAACGTCTTCCCTTCAGAGCACCGGCAATACAACACTGGCAAGTATTCTCTCTGAGCTTGAGTCGCCCGCGCCCGTAAGCGGTACAGTTGCCGTGTCCAACTTCCCCAGCACTCAAGCGGTAAGCGGTACATTTTGGCAATCGACTCAACCCGTGAGTGCAGCGTCTTGGCCACTCCCTACGGGTGCGGCAACGTCATCCCTTCAAAGCACGGGCAATACCTCTTTGGCGTCGATCTTGGCAGATTTGACAAATGGAACGCAGGTCACAACGCTCACGGGCACGGTGCCCCTCCCTACAGGGGCCGCGACTTCCGCTCTTCAAACGACGGGAAACACGTCACTTGCAACGCTCGCAACTAACCTTCCCGCGCAAGGACAAGCCCTAGCCGCTGCATCTATGCCCGTTGTGCTAACGGCCGCTCAGCTCACAACGCTCACTCCCCCCACATTGATCAGTGCAGCTCAAAGCGGATCATGGACTACCGGGCGCACCTGGACTCTTTCAAGCGGTACAGACTCGGTAAACGTGGGAAACTTTCCAACGTCGTACCCAGTGACGGGAACTTTTTGGCAAACGACTCAGCCGGTTTCCCTCTCTACAGTTCCTCTCCCTACAGGGGCCGCGACTTCCGCTCTTCAAACGACGGGAAACACGTCACTTGCAACGCTCGCAACTAACCTTCCCGCGCAAGGACAAGCCCTAGCCGCTGCATCTATGCCCGTTGTGCTTCCCGCCGCTCAAATCACTACGCTCACGCCCCCCACGAGCGTTACCGTCACTCAAGCGACGGCCGCAAATCTCAACGCTAGCGTAGTCGGACCCTCCGGTGTAGCGCTCGCAAAAGACTCCTCTCTTACGACGATCAACACCACGCTCGGAAGCCCCTTCCAGGCGGGCGGCTCAATCGGCAATACTTCGTTTGCGGCTACTCAAGGGACTGCCGCGAGCCTAAACGCTACAGTAGTTGGGCCTTCGGGCGTGGCCCTCGCAAAAGATTCTTCGCTCACGACGATCAACACCACACTTGGCACGCCTCTTCAAGCGGGCGGCAACATTGGAAATGTGACGGGCACGGTAAGCCTACCCACGGGTGCATCAACTTCCGCTCTTCAAACGACGGGAAACACGTCACTTGCAACGCTCGCAACTAACCTTCCCGCGCAAGGACAAGCCCTAGCCGCTGCATCTATGCCCGTTGTGCTTC